TAATCAAATTTGCTAACTGATAAATAATCTAAATAATCATAAAAGTGATTTAAAATAGAAGATCTTAATAAAGAAAATTGTTTTGGTTCTATTACATTTAAATCTTTTGAGTGGGATCCATTATCAATTGGATATCTTACCATCTCTAAATTTTTAAACGCATTAATATCTTTTTCTTCTAAAACTACATCTATACCTGTAGTCATTATAGGTGTGGGAAAAAGGTTAACTATCTCTTGTCCGAACATTTACTACTCCTAAACTTAAGTTTATTGTCGAATTGTGAACCTCATTAAAAACTGTCATAAAGTTCTTCCAATCTTTAGTTCTCAATAACTTCTTTTGGCGTAACGTTAACGATGCTTTTTGACTCCCCGATTTTTGTTTCAAGTTCTGTAAGTCTCTTCTCAAGCTCATCTCGTGACATACCCTCCAATCCAACGTGTGTTACCTCTGATTTGTTAACAAACATATCAGCCATTTGACCACTTCTAAATTCTGCATTAACAGCTACTGCAAGCTGTCCTTTATCTTCTGCTTTATGAGATAGATGATCAAACCTTTTATATTTTCTTAACTTATCTTTTTCATATATCTGTAATTCTTTTTGAAGTCTAGATTCTAAGTATCTACATACGTGAGGATTTAAATCTGGGTTAGTTAGTCTTGAAGCTACTTCAGTTGGCCCTTCAGGTTTATTAGATTTGTAGCCTGCAAGTTGGGCAGCCTTAACCTTTGTCATAGTACCCCAATTTTCAACAAGTATATCTACAAAGCTTTTTTGCTTAGGTGTTAAATCAGTTAGCTTCTTTAAAGTATTCTTCTTTTTTGGCATCTTGACCTAATATAGCACTCCTCTCTCTCAAATTCTATATACCCTTTATATACAAATTCTAAAAATTTTTTGAAATTTACAGTTCAAAGGATCAAAAATTCCTAAAGTTTGGGTATTTTTCCCAAAGTGATTTTCACTTTAGGAATGCTATTAGTGTTGGTATTATTGAATAATAGTCTATTTTTCCTATTTTCCTAGTTTGAAAGCTGATATTAAAAAACGTTTTTTTTATTTTTTCCTATAGGAAAGGTATATGGGAAATCAGCCGAGCTCCGTGAGCCGTGATTACTGTTGCCTTATTACAACAGTGACATTTATGCAACACTATTCACGCTCCAGGGACTTTGATATTATTCAGCATCATTAATGATGCAAGACGGGGTGGCTACGGGAGACTTAGGCCACCCACTTTAGAACCATTCTAAACTAAAAACAACAACGGAATCCGAACGGGACAAATAGAGCTTATCTTGCAATTCTTTATATAAGATAGTATAATTTTAAGTAACATTGATTTTTAATCATTGTTACTTTCTTGTTTAGTTATGTGAGGAGGTGCCTTTCCCTCCTCACATTTAAATAACTTTAACAACTAAATCTTCACTTCTAGCTACATCCCGTCTTGCAATTAAAACGTAGCGTCGAAGTTCTTTTCTTTGTTCAGGATTTTTTTCTAATTTTAATTTTTCAAATAACTCTACATATCGTTTCCATTTCAAATGCTTATCAGTAAAATAAATTAAATTTCCATTAAGAGCTTTACGATATTGATTTCTTACATATTCCGGATCCCAACCTGACCACCAAGAAACGGTTTCAAAATCTTTTGAGTCTAAAATCCAATGATGAGATGCCCATTTAAGAATAGCTGATTTACGGTCTGTATTAATTATACTTACATCTTCAAAGGCATTTAGAATAACGTGCCTCCAAAGCTTTTGATATGGGTCAACATTCTTTTGATCTAAAAGATCTGCTGCACACTTAGTGCCCATAATTTTTAATAAGTTGGCTGAGTATATCACTATAGTATTTCTCCGTGTGTTTAGGAAAACCCATACGATTAGCGAATTCGTATTGAAGATATACATCATTAAGAAAATTAGTTATTTCTGCGCCATCCCAATTGTTTTCTCTTGGGATATTCAGGATTTCTTTTAAGTAAATTCTTTCCATTGTATCATTATAACTTTCATTAGTTGCCATCACTAGACTCCTTAAATCTTACAGCTTCAAAGCCTGATAATTTTTTATTAGTACATATTGCATTACCTGCAATAGAAGTTCTTACACAATCAGATTTAAAAGGATGAACTAAATGTTTTAGCTTACTAGGAAAAATTGCCATTTCACCTTCCTGTGGCAAGAAGATATGTCCATCATTACTGAAATCCATATACTCACCGTAAACAAATTGTATTGCTCCAGGGCCCATACCGCTGCCTCTAAAATTCTCAAATTCATCTTTAAGTTTGTCAGGTATGTCTGTCCATATAACAAAACTAAGATCTGACTCGTGGAAATGTAAAGGATTAAACTCACCAGGTCTTTGGAAGTTTACCCATAAATCGTGACAATCAAATTTCAAAGGTTCCTCATACTTAGAGCTAGACCAAGAATTAGAATATGCATCGTAATAGTGATCAAAATATTTTTTAAAATATATATTAAATTGTTTGATATAATCTTTAGGAATATGAAACTCGTCTTCTAAATGTCCGGCTAAAGTATCATTGGCTAATCTTTTTCTTTCTTTAGCTGCATTAGTAGCTTCTCTTAAAAAATTTAAGTGTAATTGTTCTATCTTACATCTAATAAGTAATGGACCCCAATAAGGGAAAACATAATCGTGTTTATCTAATTTTGGACCTAAAGTATCAACGATTGGTTTTATCATCTTTTCCACCTTTAATGACTTTAAACGGTACAACATTGTTGGGTTGCTTTTCTTGTTTACCTTTGTGAAAAAAATATAAATCTTCTGCAGTATGTAAAAATTGTGTAGACCACGGATTTTCTACTCCATAGTCAGCGCCATTCAATAAAGCCCAAAACACTGCTGTAACTTTATCGTAAGATTTTTTATCTAATTTTTTGGCGAGAAGAACCTGCGTTCTTGTTAATTCAGTTGTAGTTTTGTTTGTCGTTTTTTTGTACATAAAATTCACATAGTTTTACGATGTCTAAAAAGCTGACATCCGTCATTCGTTGATCGTGATTTTTATGTCCTGAGCCATTGCAGAAGAGACAAGTGCCTGTTTGGATTTTACCTCGAACATAACCATTGCCTTTGCAATCTTTACAAACAACAAGTTTGCGTACAGTTTTTTTATTATCTTTTTTTAACATTTGATGCAACTTTATTTTTTACCCTACCACTCTTACCTCTTATTCTATCACCCCATTCACACTTTATAATAGTTTTTCCATTATCAGTGTGTATGATTATGTCGTGGCCATAACTCCTATCATATACCCAAAACTTGTTATATTTAGGGAGTTTTATCGTAGTTACACCGCTTATTTGTTTAGTCATTACTTTGTTCCTTAAATAAAAATTTTGCCTCATTCAAATAAAGATCAGCAACTTTTTTAGGTATCAATTGATTGTCACCAAAGTGTGTATTACGAGGTAACAGTTGTGATCTCCACTCTAGATCTCGTTCAGCTGCAACTGAAGTTAAGTTCCAAGCATAATAAGATCCATCTGAGAATCTAACAATGTAACCTGGAATCTTTTTTTGATATTCAGCTTTCTTTACTAAACCATCAAATTTTATTTTTTCTATGAATGAGCCGTTGAAATCGTGAGGCGTGTATCGTTCTCTATTTTTCAATTCTATAACATACTCTTTATTAGTAACATCTATATTATTGTATTGCTCTTCAGTTAAGGATAATGGATCATTCTGAAATATATTTGCATTGATATGCTTAGTCATCAGGGCCTGTGTATCTTGCCAAGCCATTACTTTATACAGTTCTCCTTAGCCACGTTCACTGTGCCGTCTTTTTCCATAAACCAAACATAAGACCATTCTCTATTATCCGGTGTACAGGCTTTTCCAAAATGAATTTTATATTTAGTACAAGACGTTGCAAGTAATAATACAAAAAACAATCCAATTATTTTATTCATATTTTCTCCTATTGTGTTGGTGTTAACTTTGGATCTCTAAAATTTATAAATTCCTTTTTAACCAATTCTAAAACTAATTCATATAATTTTTCTGAGTTATCTGAACTAATTACATTTCTTGTTATACCATCTACTGTTAATGTAATTTTCTTTTCAATTTGATTTAATTCAACAGTAAATTTTTCTTTACCTTTTAAATTAAAATTTACTCTCTCTATGTCTGCAGTTGTGATACTCATCTCTACTCCTTGTTATTTTACTCCAAATCCAACCAATCAAAACTAATATTAAAAAATATGTAAAGATTGGGTTTATTAATAATACTAATCCGATGCCTTTTAATATCTCTATAAACATTATTTTCTTTTTCTGTGTCTTCCCATATACCAATCACCAGGTTCATAGTCCCATCTCTTACCGTGGTGACCTCTAATATCAGCAATCCACATTCTAAATCTGACAATAAGTTTTTTTAAAATCACTTCTTTTGACCTTTCTTAATTAATTCATCCATATATTTATCTTTACTAATGCCTTTTTTCTTAGCTTGATATGCAACATAATCATCAAATATTTTTTCCCACATTGATGCAGGAGCTCTAAACTTTTCAGAGCATAAACCTTTTAAAGCTAACCATTTATTTTTTTTGATAGCCATACTTTTCCATTTATTAATATCCATAACTTCTCCTATTTTCTGTTTTGTTTTATTTGTTGTATTAATGTGTCACAAGTTTTTTTTACGTCATTCAGTTTGTTTTCAATCAAATCAAATTTTTTTATTATTTTACTTTCCTGAGTTTCTTTAGGATAGAAAAAAGTTTCTACAGCTTCTCCAAAGCCTCCTCTTCCAAATGGTTTTTTAATTTTAGGCATCCTGTGCTTCAGCAATTGCTTGTGCTTCAAACTCCTTTTGTCTTCTAGTTTTTACTTCATCGTATATTAGTTTAATTGCTAATGGATCATCTATTGGGTAAACTCTATTTCCTGACTCTTCTTTTATACTTACCGACGTTAATGAACTAACATAAGTATCAAAATGCATTGAGTCTTCTATATCGCAGCCTTCATTATCGTGCGTAGGAACTTGAGAAAGAGCCTCATCTACACTTTGTATAATTCGTTTAAAGAAAGGACTTGTGCTCTGTAATTCCTTTCCTAATTTTTTTAAAAACTCACTTTGACTTTTTTCTTGCATATCTCTTAGATATATAAGATATGCTATTTGTCAACTATTATTTAGTTGAATTTTTAAATAAAATAATTAATGTCCCGATATGAATTTATTATATGCTTGGATAATATTTGGTTATGTATGTAATGATAATCCAAATATGGACCTACAATGTGAGCAAATCTACATACCAGGGGTTATAAGCCGTGCTGATTGCACCTTTAAGTTTGCTAGCCATATGTACCGCTATAGTGAGGAGATCGCAAAAAATAGGCTATCTCTGACCCACACAGAGGTATATTGTTTACCCTCTGATCCCGAGGGAGTTGACAAACCTGTGAAACTGTCCTATCCTATCTTATGAGAACTTATCGTGTACAAGCTAGAGCTTTAGGTGAGTATCTTAACGGCACTGTAAATGCTGAAAGTGACTTAGCTGCTTTAGAGGAGTTCTCTAAAAAAGTGAAAGAGGGTCGAATACAACCAGAGGAAGAACCGTTGTATACTAAAAAAAAGACCTTCATAACTTATGAGGAACTATGAGTCCAGAAAAAATAGAACTGTTGAAAAAGCTTCAACACGCTGAACACAAATGGTCTGCTGATCTTATGACAAATGGCCGAGTTACAGTTGAGATGCATAAAACAGAAACTGATATTAAATCATTGAGAAACTCGATTAAGTATCAGGATGTACAAGAAACTTTACAAGCAGCAAACGCTTAAATAAAGTTTCACCGTTTCTTTCCAAAAAGATTAACTTCTTTAAGAACTCTCTCGCACTTTTTCGTAATGATCTACAATTTTCTTTAATTTAGGATATTTTACTCTTGAATAAGGCAGCATCTCTTTAGCTAAATGATATGCTTTTCTAAAAGAGCAAGTCCATCTATACTGTGTTTTTTTAGATAAGTCATTGTAAGTTTTAATTTGTCGAACTGAGCCAACTTTAAATGTATTGTGAATCCACTCTATCATTTCTTTATCGGCCATATTTACTTCTAAACGAATATAATAATACCAATAAGGTCTAGGTTTACCTTTTTTATGTACATACCTTTGACAATATTCTACATAACCCTCACCATCAAAGAGACCTGCAAAATAGCTTACATCTTCTTTTAAAATCATATGAGGTTATAATTAATTATACATCTTTTATTTTTTCTTGGTTGCTCTGCGGTATGTTCATATTTACCATCAAAAATAACTATCCGTCCTTGTTTAGGTTTTACACACACAGGACTATCTTTTGTTTTTATAATTGTATTACCATCTGAGGTGCAAACATAATAAATAATTACTAAATGTTTTTCATCCATATCAACGTGAGGTATGTCTGATATATCAGGATCAGATAAATTATTTAGAGGTAGTTGTAGAATAGATTTACAATTATGTATCGTCTTATTAAATGGCCTTACTATATTATTTATTAAATCTAATTTAATGTTAGAAACATTTTTTCCTTTTTCATAAAACCAATGATCAAGAGCAGGACGACCGTTTTCAACACCGTTACCCAAAGTAACATCTTCTTTGTAATACCAAGGCAAATCTTTAAAGAAGTAATTTTTGATTTCGTTTTGTTGTGCAGTTTGTATACAGTCATCTATAACCTGTATCATTTAAGATTACCCCAAGAGTTTCCTATCTCACAATCTACTGTAAATGGAACTTTAAATTCTAAACACTCTTCCATAATTTTTTTAATAGCTTTCTTTTGTTCTTCAATTTTATCTTTTTCCAAATTAAAACAAAGTTCATCGTGTATTTGTAAACTAGGTAAGTAACCCGCTTTATAACAATCTATCATTGCTTGTTTAGTTTGATCTGCTGAAGATCCTTGTATTAATCTATTCAAAGCTTTGTAAGTGTATGCTCTCTTAATATTATCTGCACCGTATTTAGCAACAGCATTCTCATATTTTTCTGCAACGTGTAATCCAAAATCTCTTGTCTCCCACATTTCAAATCTACACTTTCTTCCTCTTTTAGTTCTAATAACTCCTTTATCCTGTGCAGTTTTCATACAACGATCTGACAACTGTTTTACAAATGGAACATTCTTATTATATTTATTAATTAATAGATTTGCCTCATCTACATTTACACCTAAACTGTTTGCCAATTTGTTTTTACCCATTCCATACATCAAACCTAAACCTATTGTTTTTGCCTGTGTTCTTTCAATGCCAACTAAATCAGCTACCTCTTGATGGAAGTCAGCTTCTGCAACTTTGTATGCTTCCACTAATTCATTAGCACCATCGTAACCATCACCCACTGAGGCTGCATAATGCACTGTCATTCTAGGTTCTTGTTGAGAGTAATCAAAACTTCCCCATACACAATTTTCTTCAGGTATAAATAATGATCTTATCTTTGGACCAAACTCTTTATTTCTAGCGGGTACTTGTTGTAAGTTTGGATTAGACATACTTAAACGTCCAGATACAGTACCGCCATTCTCAGATCTTAGTTGTTGTATCTCACCGTGTATTCTACCATTATGTTGATATTTCATTATTGAAGATAGAAAAGTATTATGAAACTTGTTAAGTTCTCTAGCTTGCAAAATAAGTTTTGCTATTTTATGTGACGAGTTAAATAACCAATTTTGTGTAAAGGATGGTTCTTTTGTTTTTTCGGTCCTTGGATAATCTATTTTTAATTTATCAAAAGCTAAAGCAATATTTCTTGCTTTCCAAATATCGACTTCTATTCCTGCAAGTTTTTTTATATCTAATAATAATTTCTTTTCTTGCTGTATCATTTCTGCTTTTAATGATTCTGCTTGTTCTACCTCTACTCTTACACCTCGTTGCCTCATTTTAATTAATATTGGAAGTAGTTCGGATTCGAGCTCCCAAACTGTCATAAGGCTTTGTTGCTGTATCTCTTGTTTAAATCTTTGCCATAATAGAAGCGTGAGCCGTGCATCTTGTTCAGCGTAATATCCAACGTGTTCTGCAGGTAATTTCCACATATCTCTTTTAGCATCAACCCCGTGTGCAGCTGCTGCCTCTTTAAGATCTGTCTCAGCTTTTATTTCACCTAAATAATCTACCGATAAAGCGTTTAATGAATAAGAGAATCTATTCTCATCTACTAATGCTGCAGCTATCATTGTATCTATTATTGTTCCATTAACTGTATAACCTTCACTCAATAACCAACCTACATCGTACTGTGCATTATGAAATATTTTAGGACAAGGCAATTCACACACTTGTTTAATATATGCTTTGACTTGATCAGGTATCATATTACCACCACCAAAATGTCCAAAAGGAAAGTAACCTTGCCAACCTTCTACAGCTACAGCAAAGCCAATGATGTTACCTTTTTTCAAAGCCCAACCTGCACCAAGACCTTGTGCTATACCATCATCTCTAGTTTCTAAGTCAATTGCTATTTCTCTTGCACCACTAAGATCTTTAAATTCAGATGGTGTTGACCAAATATGTTTTTTGAATGTCATTGATAATTGTAAACTCATAAGTTATTTCTAAATAGTTTCAACATAGCTTTGTACGCACCACCACTTTGATAATTGTCATCTTCAGATTCAGCAATCATTATTGCTCTTCCGATTTCTTTTGCGATTTGCGGGACGATAGAGTTTCCCAATGCTTTAAGTCGGTGTACTCTGCCGGGTACCCCATTAGCCACTCTACCCACGTCGGGTTCAGACTCCCACCCTGTGTGCCCCTCTTGGCTACTGCTACGTTTAGATTCGTTCCTTTCCTCTTGAATTGACTTGGGCCTGCATTGTTCTTGCTGTCGTTGACTGTAGGTGTAGGCCACATCAGTGACTCTTTCACTGCTAGTGTCAAAGGTTTGCCTCCCTGACTGTACTTCTTCGATCGATCCGTTGCTGAGTCTTGTGTGGGTGTTGGCCACATCTTCGCTACTTTTTCCTCTAGTCTCGCTTTGTCTGTTCCCCTTCGTTTGATGTTTTCTATGTTCTCCGACATAGCTTTCGATGCTCTCGGTGTTGGCCACATTATCTGTGGATGTGCTACTTGATCGTTGATACTGATAGGCATTTTCTTGTTCACCTTCATTTGCATTCTCTCCTTGGAACTTGCTCCTCTCTCGCAGTGTGCGTCGGGAGTTCGCCACAATCCATATCCTTTCTCTTTTGTGGGGAGCGCCGATGCCTGCAGCTGGAATATTGAACGCCCTGACTTCGTAACCTTCTCCTTCCAAGTCAGTGCACACATTTTCGAAGACCATACCGTCTTGGATGCTAATAATATTTCGGACATTCTCTCCAATAATCCACCTCGGCTTAAGCTCTTTGATGATTCGAAACATTTCTGGCCAGAGATGTCGGTTGTCATTTGTTCCTTTTCTTGATCCTGCGATACTAAACGGCTGGCAGGGAAACCCACCTGTGACAAGATCAATTGTTCCGTGCTCTTTGATAATTTCTTCCCCTTTGAGTTCTTTAACGTCATTATATATCTTAACTCCTTTCCAATGTTTTTGCAGCACTAATTTGCAATATTTATCCATTTCACAAAAAGCTACAGTTTTAAATCCTACTTGTTCTAGCCCATAACTAAACCCACCTATACCACTAAATAGATCTAATGTTTTCATTTTTTCTTTAATTTTTTAAGTCTAGATATTTCTAAATCACAATAATGTTTTACCTTTTCTAAATCTTGCTCTCCTCCTTTTTCTAAATACCTAATGATGTATTTTATTGTTACACCTTGGAAGAACGATAAGTTATTTTTAGAAATAAAATCATATGGCTGAATGGCATAACCTTTGTAATGCTTGCCTCCTATCTGCCTGTCCTCTGCTTTTAATAATGATTTAAACATATCAACGTCTGTCATTTTTTTCCTCTCTCTTGTACATAAATTAAATAGTCTGCTCCAATAGGATAATTGTACTTATAGTTTGTTCGTAATAAATGTAAAGACTTTTTTGCGCGTGTTGCACCTGTATACCAAACTTTTCGCTCGTTGGTTTTATCTTCTCTACTTTTGTTATGAAAATTTGATGGATAGTTTCCTTTACTATATAAGACAACGTGATCAGCTTCATCACCTTTTACAGAGTGTATTGTGTCTATAATAATTTTAGGATCTTTATCTAATTCAGCTTGTCCATATCTTTTTAATA